TCAGGCCGAGCGTTTGCCGGTACCGGGTTCGGCAGCTGCTTGCTCCAGGCGCTTTTTTAGGAAATGGCGGAGTTGAGGTAGGACCGCTTCGACCTCTTCCGTATCGGCCGGATTTAATAGTCTGGCCAACAGCTCGTTGTAGAGCGCACCAGCTTCGGCCGAGATTTTTGCAGGTGCTATCCTAATACCTGCGTCTTTGTGCACTTCTTCCACCACGCGCGCCATCCGCTCAAGCAACGCCACGTCAACCAGTGGCGCGCGCGATCGGACATCCATGTCATAAAGTGGATCGTTCTCTCGCCTGTGTTGCTCTACCGCCTGAACGCCCCGGCTCAAATCAACCAAGAATTCGTGCTCCTGGCGCTGTTTCTCGGCGATGCGATCCCGTTTTTCGTTGGTGAATTTCTCGCCAACGCCGGCAATCAACCATTCAAGGTTCACCTCCCCGGCCGCTGCAATCTTCTGGATTGCATCCGGTTTGGGTTTCCTGCCCTGCAGCCAAGAACCAAGCGTCCGTCTCGGCACATCGATCAATTCGGCTAAGCGCTGCAAGCCGCCAACTTCCTCGGCAACGTCGCGGATACGTTCAGAAAATTCAGACATCAGCATCATGTGGCAAGAAGTTGCCAATTCGCGATTGACGATGTGGCAACTTATTGCTACCCCTACCTTCGTCGCCGGAAACATCAGGCGACTATTGCACAACCAACCACCAACAAAAGGCGGATGCGCCAACATCCGCCGATCGAGGAGACCCTGATGACAAAATCCCAAGAATGGGATCGTCACTCGATCCTTGCCTTCATGCGCCGTGAAAAAATGACGCTGGAAGGCATCTCCAAGCGGTACGGGCTACCGCTCTCCGGAGTCAAGAATATCTGGACGCGCCCCAACGAGAAAGCCGAGCGCGCCATCGCGGACTTCATCGGTGTGCGGGTCGAGATCCTCTTCGCGGATCGCTATCCGAAAACACGCAACCGCATCCTGGACCCCCACCTCATATCCAAAAGCACCGCGGATAAGCCCGCTGCTCAGCGGAAGGCCGCTTGATGCGTGGCGCGATCCAGAACCGGGACTGCTCTAGCCTTTTTCGTCCGGTCGTCCCGGCAGAGCGGCAGCATTCCCCGTTGGTCGAGAGCGCCGCTCCGGCTGTCAGGCCCGCATTTCCGTTCCGCGCCACCCACACAATCTCCCCCAGCAGGGCGCGCGCCACAATGACGAAAGCGCCTGCCAAAATCGTCACCCGAAACCTCTTCATTCCGTCGCGTTCAAGGGTCTCCCGAGCGGCGGAAATTTATCTCGTCGTCTCTGTCCTGCTGACCGTGAACGTCGCCTGCATTTCGATCCTGGTCCGGCTGTTTGTGAGGTAAGTCGATGCCGTTGAACCCATATTCCGAGCAAGAGCGCCTGCGGGTTATGCTCGCCAGTTGCTATGCTGGCGTGCAGCTTGGTTTCAAACACCTGCCGCTACGCTTCATTATCGATCCGCCGCACGAGTTTTTCGACGCGCATCTGGCGCGGCAGATTGCCATCCATATTTTCGCGAGCCGCTTCGATACCCCGCGCCGCCGCATCGTGGCGATGACCGGCCTTGCCCGGTCAACTGTCGCTGGCGCCATCATGACCGTCGACAACCGGCTGGATGAGCCGCTGTTCGAGCGTTCCTATCGTCGGATGTCCTTGCGGGCCGGCGATCTTTTCCATGACCAACTGATGAAGGATGCCGCGTGATGGCCGAGTTTCGCCGGATCAAAGTTGCCGATATCGCAGTGCCCGACCGGTTGCGCGCCGTCGAAGAGGAACACGCCATCGCGATCGCACAGTCGATCGTCGAGCATGGGCTTATCAATCCCATTTCCGTGAGGTCGACACCGGCTTCCAAAGCTGGTGCCTACACGCTGGTGGCTGGTGCCCATCGTTTGCGCGCCATCGTGCTGAACGATGAAGCTGAAATCGACGCTGTAGTTGTGGAGGCGGATAAGGCCGAAGCACAGCTCATGGAGATTACGGAAAACCTGTTCCGCAATGACCTTTCAGTGATTGATCGCGCCGTCTTTGTCGCTACCTACCGGGAAGTTTGGCAGCAGAAGCACGGCACCATACGCTCCGGCCCGCGCAATCAGGCTCAACGTGAGCCTAATTCCTCGACAAGCGTCGTCGATTTGATTGCTGCCGAGGCCGAGGCCGGTTTCGCGCAGCATGTCGCCGACCGGCTGGGGATATCGAAAGCGTCTGCAAAACGCCTCGATCAGATCGCCCGCCACCTCCATCCCGATATGCGCGCAGCGACGCGTGGAACGCCGTTGGCGGACAACCAGTCCGCTCTTCTGAAGCTTGCGAAGATGGAGCCAGCCAAGCAGCGAAAGGTGGCGGTTGCCATAAGGGCCGAGGGTCCGAACCTGCCAAAGGCGCTGACGTTGGTGGAGGGGCAGCGCCCGAAGACTGACCCACAAATGGCGATCTTCTCCTCGCTGGTCGACGCCTGGTCCCGCGCCAACTCCGACACACGCGCTCGCTTCCTTGCCGAGGTGACAGCAGCAGTAGGTCAGGAGCAGGCGGCATGAGCAGGCTCCATCCCGACCAATTCGACATGTTCGAGGAGGCGATTTTTCCGGTCCGAGCGGCTGCCGAGCGCATCGACTTGCAGAGGTTCCGGGCCAAGTTGAAGCGGGCAATGGCCGAGGCGATCCGTCAATGTCCCTACGAGCGGCCTGTCATTGCCGCCCGGATGGCTCAGTATCTTGGCCTGCCTTCGATCAGCAAAGCGACGATCGACAGTTACACGGCTGAGAGCAAAGCCGCCCACGATATAAGCATTCCACGGTTCAAGGCGTTCGTTCGCGCCACCGGAGCGGTCTGGCTTTGGGACATGGTGGTCTCGGAGGATGGGCTGACCCTGTTGGAGGGCGACGAAGCGCGTCTCGCCGAAATCGCATTGCTGCAGCAGGAACAGCGCGTATTGACGCGGAGGCTCAAGGCTCTGCGTGCCGTCCCTGTCGATGTTAAGCGGCGGGGGCGTTGATGCAGAAAGAGTGGTTCACGCTTGCGGAACTGGCGGCGGCAAGGCTGCCCGGCCTCCCAAATAGCCATTCCAGTCTAAAGCGGCTGGCCGGTGAGCGTGGTTGGCGCTCCGTTGCAGGGGGAGCCCGCAAGGTCGCTGCAAAGACCAAGCAGCAATGGGAATACCACTATTCACTCTTGCCCTCGGCAGCGCAGACACGCCTGCTGATCGTTCATTCGGAGCCCGGCGCTAACACTGCCGATGCCGCTATCCGCAATGGATTGTGGCTCCGTTTCGAGGCGCTTTCGAAAGAGCATAAGGAGACCTGCGAAAACCGGCTGCGTATCCTGGTCCATGCCGACAATTTGACCCGTTCGGGTATGGCGGTGAATGCAGCCGTGACACTTGCGGCAGCACGTCACGATGTCAGCGTCCGGGTCATTTACAACTGGCAAGGGCTGATCCAGGGCATTGATCGGGAAGACTGGCTGGCAGCACTTGCTCCATCGTTTTCTTCGACCAGCGAACGCGATCCCTGTCATCCCGATGCGTGGGAGTTCCTCACCTCGGATTTCTTACGTCCCGAGGAGCCGTCCTTTTCGTCATGCTATCGCCGGCTGACCGAAGCCGCTTGCAAGGAAAAGTGGGCGCCAATCCCATCGGAGCGATCGCTGCGTCGCCGGCTCAATGCCGAGGTGCCGGAAGCCGTCCAAACGCTGGCCCGCAAAGGGAAGGATAAGGCAAAGACGCTTTACCCCGCACAGCGCCGCACGCGCGATCACCTGCACGCCATGCAGGCCGTCAACATGGACGGCCATAAGCTCGACGTGTTCGTTCGCCTGGACGACGATCGCATCGTCCGCCTGTACCTATTGGCCATACAGGATCTCTATTCGGGCAAGATCCTCGCTTGGCGTCTGACCGATAGCGAAAACAAGGAAACCGTGCGCCTGGTCATCGGCGATATGGTCGAGGCGCACGGCATCCCGGAAATCATCACCCTCGACAACGGCCGGGCTTTTGCTTCGAAGTGGATCAGCGGCGGCAGCGTCAACCGCTATCGCTTCAAGGTGCGAGAGGAAGAGCCGGAAGGCTTGCTCACCGCACTTGGTGTCGAACTCAGCTGGACACTGCCATACTCCGGCCAGTCCAAGCCTATCGAACGTGCATGGCGCGATATCGCCGACGACATCGCCCGGCATCCGATTTGTGCTGGCGCTTACACCGGCAACAAACCGGACGCCAAGCCCGAGAACTATGCCTCGCGCGCTGTTCCCATCGACACGATGCGGGCACATGTCGCCAAGCAGATCGAGGAACACAATCGGCGCAGCGGTCGAACGGCTACCATCTGTGCCGGCCGCAGTTTCGATGAGACGTTCGCGGCCGGATTGGAGCACGCCATCGTGCGTCGGCCCACGGCGGCGCAGCGGGCGCTCTGGCTGCTTGCCGCAGAGCGTATTCGCGCCCAACGCGGCAGCGGTGAAATCCATCTGTTCGGAAACCGCTACTGGTCACGCGAATTGAATGCTCACGCTGGCCGGTACGTCACGGTGCGCTTCGATCCCGATCACCTGACCAAGCCGTTGCGTGTCTATGACCAAGCCAATGTACTGATCTGCGAGGCCGAGTGCATCGTTGATGCTGGCTTCCACGACGCGGAGGCGGCTCGCCTGCATGCCAAGGCGCGCAACGATTATCAGAAGGCCCTCGCGGCAGAGAAGCGCGCCCACGCCAGGCTGTCTGCTGAAGACCTTGCCGCAATCCTGACACGCGGCGATCTGGAAGCACCGAAGCGGCCACAGCCGACGCCGCGCATCACTCGTCTGGTCACCGGCAATCTCGCTGTCCAGGCGGCGCGCGCCGAACAGGTGGCCGAGCAAGCAGATTTTGAACGCCATTTTTCTCGGGCACTGCACCTCATTTCGGGCGGCGCCACGATCCACCAATTCCCCGCCGACGCATCGGTTGGGAATGAGCCGGTAAGTGCCGAGTACGGTTCCGAAAAAAACGGGCGGGAGTGATCCCGCCCGACAAACCGCCCGCACGAACGGGCAGCCAAACCGAGGAACCTTTTAGATGAACGAAATCGTGGGCACAACCCAGATCAAGGGTACGCCAGTGTGGGAACGTCCGTTGAGCGGTCCCGACACCATGCTCTCCAACCGGACAGAGGTCGATGTCCAGGCGTGGTGGGTGCTGATCGACCAAGTGATTGCCGTGGCCACCACCCAGGGGCTTAGCAAGGCCGAGGTATCGCGGCGTATCGGCATGGCTGAAGGAACCTTCAGCCAGTGGTATTCAGCGAAATACACCGGCAGGCTCGACAACACCAACCGGCAAGTCCAGCAATGGCTTGACGCTCTCGAAGAGACAGCCGGCCTTCTCGCGGGCATCCCGACATCGCCCAAATTCTTGAACACCAATGTGGCGCGGGACGTCATAGCGACGCTGCACTGGGCGCAGATCGCCGCCGATATGGTGATCATCACCCTGGAAGCCGGCATGGGCAAGACCGAGGCTTCCGAGCACTTCGCAAACACCCGGCCACACGTCTTCATGGTGACGATGTCGCCGCACTCCAAGACTGTCCACGGCATGCTGATGGAGTTGGCGGCGACACTGGATGTAATGGTCCACAATCCGGCGAAACTGACGCGCGCCATCGGGAAGAGGCTCGAAGCCAGGGGCGGCGCATCGGCACTCCTGATCGTAGACGAGGCGCAGAACCTGACCGACGATGCGGTTAACCAGCTGCGCCATTTCGTCGACGTCTACAAATGCGGCGTCGCTCTGGTCGGCAACACCGAAATTTACGGGCGTTTCAAGGGCGGCAAGGACGGGCGCACGGACGGTCCGTCCTATGCCCAGATCAAGCGGCGTATCGGCAAGCGGCTCCTGCGCAAAAAGCCAGATGTCGCGGACATGACGACCTTTATCCACGCCTGGGGCGTGACCGAACCGGAGGCAGTCAAGTTCCTTGTCGGCGTCGGGCTGAAGGGCGGGGCACTCGGCCAGATCGACAAGACCATGAAGCTGGCCTCCATGGCAGCGGCTGGAGCCGGTGAAGTCCTGGCGCTGAAGCACCTGCAGGCCGCGTGGCAGAACCGCGACGTGGAGTGGATGGCATGACCGCCGCGCTTTCACACAAGCTGAAGGAGTTGGAAGATTACTTCAACGCCCGGCGCGGCATGACGGTGCAGGTGCCATCCAAACAGGTGGCTGCTCTGTCCGATCAACTCGCCATCATGGTCAGGATTGTTCAATCCATGGAGGCCGAACTGGAAGCCTTCAGGCTTCTTGAAGCCGATCGTGCCGGGCGCCGGTTCATGGAGCACGAAGCCTCAGAGGCACTGACTGCGCCGATGGCTCACAGCGACGGCAAGGTTTTGCGCCCCGATTTCAGGAGGAAGTCGTGAGCAAGAACATCTATGATCTGAGCGATCAGCTCTTCCAGTTGCGCCGTGATTTTCTGCCGCATGAAATCGGCGGCGTTTTCCTTTCGGCCGAGCACGTCAGGCAGCTGACCGATGGTCTCATGAAAATGGGGCAGGTGGCGCTCAAAGATGCGCACGAGATTTCGCGCCATCGGTGGAACCTCTTGGCGCAGTCCGATCGCGACGTTGAAGGCGAGCGGATCGCCGAGTTGGCCTGCCAGCCTGGGACCAATGTGCACCTGTTCCCGCTTGTTCCGCGGCCGTTTTCGGACGGCCGCCCCAAAGGCGGTGCCGCATGAGCAAGACACTGCTCGAAGCTATGGCCGAGGTCGACGTGATCGATGCGGCTGGACGCATCCTTGCCAATCCGGCGCGCAATGCACCTGCCGCAACCACGGCAACCATCTACGCCCTGGCCATGGCCACGGAGCGCATGTGGGCGGTCTGCGTGGAGGCTGAGCTGCTGGCCCGCGCCGAGCAGTTCCCGATCACCGGCAACGATCACGACGACAACGTCCGAGACGATGCCATCCAGCAGCAAACCCACCGTGTTCTCGAATTGATGGCCGCCCTGCGCGGCGAAACCTCAAAGGATGAAGATCATGCAGGTAAGTGAAATTCCCACCGGCTACGTCAAGGATCGTGAAGGTCGCCTTGTGGCGAAGGACAGGGTCAAGCCGATCGACCGAGATCGTGACCGCCTGGTGAACTCGATCGCGGACGAGGCCGACAAGATCTCGGGCACCATCGCCGACTTCCGCGACAAGTGTTTCGACCTCATCGCCGCCTTTGCTGACCGCTCGGCAGCCGAATACGGCGCCACCATGGGCGGCAAGAAGGGCAACATGACCCTTTACAACTTCGACGGTTCGGTTCGGATCGTCGTCGCCCGTGGCGAGAGCAAGGCTTTCGACGAGCGGCTCCAGGTCGCCAAGGCAATCATCGACGAATGCATCCAGACCTGGGCCAAGGGTTCGAACAAGAACCTTCGCGCGCTCGTCGACTATGCCTTCCAGGTCGACAAGCAGGGCAAGGTTTCGGTCGAGCGCATCCTCGGCCTGCGTCGGCTCTACATCGAAGATGAACGCTGGGCGAAGGCGATGGGCGCCATCGCCGACAGTATCCAGATCACCGGATCCAAGCGGTATTTCCGCGTCTATCGGCGTGTCGGCGAGAGCGAGACTTATGTCCCGGTCTCCCTCGATGCGGCCAGCGCGTGAGGTGCTGCCATGACCCATTGGCAAGAAAACCTAGAGCAACTCCTCCGCCTGGTGGGCGAGTTGTTGCAAGCCGCCCGCGAGGAAGCCGGGCCATTTGACCAGGCCAACTATGGCGACTGGCGCGCCCGCGTCGACGCCGCCGACCAGCGGATCCGTGAGCGACTGCAGCGGGATGCCAATGCGCGCTTCACCGCCAAGGGCGATGTACACATGGTTCACATGGCAGGCATCCGAGCCACGTCGACCACCGGGTGGCATGGCGCTTTGAATAACTGGCACCTTAGGGCCGCTGCACATGTGGCCAAGGCGGACGATCCCATCAATTTGCAGGGTTCCGGCCCGGCGCCGATCGAGCCCAGGGAGATTGCCTCCAATGGCTGACCAGAAAATCCGAGACCGAATTCGCCGTCTGCGCGAGTTGAACGTCGGTCGAGGCTGCACCGAGGCGGAAGCGCTCGCAGCGGCCGAGAAGGCTGCGCAGTTGATGCGCGACCACGCAATCAGCGAAGCCGACATCGTCATGGACGAGCAGCGATCAAAGGGGAGCCGTGGGTATTCGATCAAGGCGAAGCTCTGGCCCGTGATCGCAAGCTGCACGAACACGGCTGTGCTGATCCATACCACCAACGGTGTCAGCGAGGTTGAGTTCATAGGTCGAGCCCCGGGGCCAGAGATCGCTGTCTATCTGCGCGACGTTACGGAGAGGGCCATCGATCGCGCGGTTCGCGAGTTCAAGACTGGGCCCTTCTACAAACGGCGTCGTGGTCTCAAGTCGAAGCGTGCAGCGGTTGCCGACTTCTCCGACGGCATGGTCATTCGGTTGCACTACCGCTTGGTGGAGGTCTTCGGCGCGGTCCGTGACAAGAGCGCTCGGCAAGAAGCACAGCAAGCGCTGGCAACCAGATATCCCGACACGGGAACCATCACCCAGCGCGAGGCGCCACAGCGTCACGACCAGGCGCGCAATGAAGGCTGGCGAGCTGGGGAACAGGTGACCTTGGCTAATGGCGTAACGTCGGACAGCGCGCCGCTGCAGATTGGCGGTGCGCAATGAACACGCTCGTCCGCAAGATCGAATGCGCCCTGGCCGAGGCGATCAAGTATCGAATTGCTGGTTGTGACATCTCCGCTGACACCGGAGGCGAACTCATAGCCGTCATCTATCACCACGGCTGCCCGAGTGAGAACGGTGGGAGCGCCATCGCGGAGAAAGTCAACCTGACCGGGCTGGCGATCGACATCGAGAGGGCACTGTCATGAGCGCCACCGCAGCAATCCATGTCGCCAAGAAACAGCTTGGGCTCGATGACGACGCGATGCGCGATGTCTACCATCGCGTAACTGGCAAACGCTCGCTGCGGGATATGTCCTCGGCCGAGCAGAACGACGTTGTCCAGGAACTGCGTCGCAGCGGGTTCAAACCCGCTTCGAGCGGGGCTCGAAAGCAGCTTGAGGGGAAGTTCGCGAAGAAGCTGCAGGCGCTTTGGATCGCCGCATGGAACCTCGGCATTGTTCGGGAACGCGATGACGCAGCCCTGATTGCGTTTGTGGAGCGCCAGACCGGCCTGTCGCACGTACGATTTCTCCACGATGCCGGCGATGCCGTGAAGGCGATCGAAGGTCTGAAAGGCTGGATGGCCAGACAGGCCAGTGTCGATTGGAGCATCACGATCATCACGCCTGACTGGATGAAGGTGCCGGGCGCACAGATCGCAGTGGCGCAGTGGAACATCCTTATCGCCAAAAGCGTGGAAGCTCCCAGCTTTCAGACCTTTCGTGCATTCGTTGCCGAGGTTGCCAAGCCAGTCGACCAGATGGATGAAGGCGACTGGGTGCCGGTAATGAACGCGCTTGGCGATCGGGTCAGGCAGGCGGTGCGAAAATGACCAGCCGCAGCCGCCCAATAATCACCCGTGCGGATGCCGGCTGGCCAGAAGAATGGACCGCCGCCAGTCGCGTCTATCTCGATTGGGATCTCTGCCTGCTTTCGGTCGAGCACGACGGCAGCATCACCTGGGACGAGCTGCAGGCGATCAAGAACAATCTCGCAGGCGGCGTGGCAGTTACCATTGAGGTCTATCCGCCAGCCGATCGTGTCGTGAACAACATCGCCATGCGCCACCTCTGGCTATTGGGTGATGACGAATGGTGGCCTGACCTCGGTCGCGAGGGGGAGGTGCGGCCGGCCACACTGCGTGACAGGTATCTGGCTGCGCAGTTGATCGACGGAGATCGCCAATGAGCACCCGTCGCCGAACCGGCCGCGTGAAGATCGATTTCTCGGTGATCGAGCGTTTTGCGGCCAGCGAATTGGGCCAGTCACCGCTGGCGAAAGTCGGGGTTCGCTGGACTTTGTCCAAGGCCTCATCCCTGCATCGTCGCAAAGACGGCACCTATACGCTTTGCCTGATCTGGAAATCGGTTGACGGCCTGACGCTCAACAGCACCAAGCGCGGTTTGCGGTTGGAGCGCCAGTGATGATGGTGCGGCGCTCAGTCCAGGAGAAGTCCCTGCCGCTGCTCGTCTGGAACGAGCAGTTGGAGATCGACCGTCTGCAGGCGCAGCGGAGCGAACTGCGCGCGCGTATCGCCGTTCTGCGTCCGCACAGCCACAAGCGCCTGGAGCTGGAGTTCCGCCTCCGCATGGTCACAGCCCGCCAGTTGGAGCTGCAAGCGGCGATCGAGCGGGGCTTGGCATGATTTGGTCAGCGGTCGGGCAAGATATTGTAGACACGAAAGTTGTTGCCTACTTGGTTGCCCATTGTACGTCCGGCCCGGTAGGCGAAGCCGCGAAGCCTTCTGCTGCAGCTATCGGTAGGTTCGTAGCCGTTGCACTGCTTGACCAGAGCCGCCCTGGTTTCAGCGTCGAGTGTGTCCTGCCATTTGTCACCACTCCAAGAACCAAATTCGAGGTCGACGTACTCGATGGTTTTTTTGTTCTGACGGACAACACACCGGGCGCTTGTCAGGCTGGCGGATATGATGGTGCATGGAGATGTAAGCACCTCGGTCGGCTTGAAAGTCTCTGCGGCTGCGGGATCATAGATCGGTGCTGCAGCAAGCACGTCGATGATATTGGTCTCTTCAATTTCAGCGGCTGCGGCGAGCGAGACCAGCGATGTGGCCGCCACGATCGCCAAACAAATACGAACCGTCATGGTCAAAATCTCCTCAAGCCTTCTTCGACCGTAGCGCGACACGACCTTCGTCACAAGCAGGTGGCAGCGTGAGCGAAGACCGCCTTTCCACGGAACTGCAGAACCTGCTCGGCGAGCCAGCATTCCTCGCCCTGGCGGAAGCGTTCGGCGGAACGCGGCTCTTCATTCCCTCAACCGATCGTGAGAACCAGCTCCTACCGATCCTCGGCCGTGTGGCCGTCGACCAACTCGCCGGCCGCTACGGCCGGTCTTATCTCCGCGTGCCTCTTGCGCGAGAGGCTCGGGCGCGCCACTATCGCGCCACTGGAATGTCGAATGCCGAAATCGCCCGCAAGCTCGGGCTGACCGAAACCGGCATCGACAAGATGTTCCGCAGAATGGGCACCCGGCCCGCCAAAGGCTCTGCGGATCCACGACAGCTCTTCCTCTTCGACGACTGACCATGCCCGCCTAGGGAGGCATGATACGCGCGCGCGACCGCACGCATGCTGCAGGCATAATCGCCGGGTGATCGCCCGGCCTTTCTGCAGCCCGGAGCGGTATCGATGCGCGAGAATTTCAACGCGAGCCTGAAAGTGACGCTCGCCTATGAGGGCGGCTGGTCGGATCATCCGAAGGATCCGGGCGGCGCCACCATGAAGGGGATCACCCTTGCCACTTATCGGCGCTACTTCCCCAGCGCCACCAAGCTCCAGCTCCGCAATATTTCGGCTGACAACGTCGCCAAGATCTACCGCCAGGATTACTGGCAAGCGGTGAATGGCGACAGTCTTGAGGCTGGCGTGGATCTCGCCACTTTCGACGCTTCGGTCAATTCTGGCGTCGGTCGCGCGAGATCCTGGCTCAAGGCGTCGGTCGGTGGACCGGCACACCAGACAGTGAAACGGCTCTGCGCGAAGCGGCTCGGCTTCGTCCAGTCGCTCAAGATCTGGAAAACCTTTGGTCGCGGCTGGGGCAAGCGTATCGCGGCGATCGAAGCCAAGGGGGTCGCCTGGGCACTTGCTGCCTCGGCGCCGGCCGCGACCGTCAAGGCCAAGCTTGCCGATGAGCAACAGGCGGCAACCAAGAGCGCGAAGACTGCCCAGACCAGCGGCGGTACGGCAGGGGCTGCCACTGCCGGTGGCGGCGGCGACGTGCTGGTGAACCCGCACCATGCCGACCAGTTGGCCGGCTGGTTGATAGGCGGTCTCCTGGCCGTGGGCGCGATCGTCGCGATCATGTTGATCACCCGCAGCATCGTTCATCGCCAGCGCGCCGCCGCGTACGCCGCCGAGGCCGAAGGCTTGGGGGTGATCTGATGGACCCGGTGCTTGGATCAATCCTTGTCGAAGCCGCAACGCGTGTCGGGGCGCCGCTGGTCAAGTCGCTCCTGGAGCGCTTCCTCGGCGACGATGCAGCCGAGGTCGGTGGCGTCGTGATCGACACCGTCGCGAAGAAGCTCGGCGTTCAGCCGGACGAGATCGCCGAGCAGCCGCCCGAGAAGATCGACGCGGCGATCAAAGAGACCGAGAGCCTAGCGCCGGATCTGCTCATTCAATGGAACGTCCAGCAGGCCCAGGCAATCGCGCTGCAGAAGGCCGAGATGGACAAGGTTGGAGAGCCTACCTGGACGTGGGCATGGCGGCCGGCCTGGATGTGGTTCCTCGGCGGCTTATGGCTGTTCCGCTTCGTCATCGTGCCGACCGTCGATGCCGGTACCGGCTCGTCCATGGCGACTGCCTTGCCGTTCGACACGCTGTTCTGGCTTACCGCGACATTCTCCGGCTTCTACATGGGCGGCCATACGTTGAAGGACGGCCTGGCGAAATGGTTGGGGCGCCCACAGTGAAGCTCGGAAATTTCGCCTACGAACTGGCCGACCTTCGCACCGAGCAGGAACGTGAGACCGGCATCCGCGCAGCCCAGGCCGCGCTTGCCGGTCAAGGATCACCAGTTTGCCTTGTCTGCAGTGAAGAGATCGAGCCCGAACGGCGCCTGGCGCTTCCATCAGCAAAGCGGTGCCTGGCTTGCCAGCAGCGCCTCGAACGTTTCAAGCGGAGGCGCAATTGACCCCTGAAACAATCGCGCCGTGGGTGTCTCTGGCGCTCAGCCTGATCGCTCTCGTCGGCATCATCTATGGGTGGCTCACCAGAGGTGAAAAGACTGTGGCCGCCGCCCTCGACAAACACAAAGAGGACGCGGCGGAAGACGCCAGGAAAACGGCCGCTGCAATGGCCGATATGGAGCGGCGCGTTCTGTCCCTGGAAGGCGAGCTACGGCACCTCCCGGATCGCAACCAGGCGCACAATATCGAGCTTGCCCTGGAGAAACTCAACGGCCGCATCGAAGTCCTCGCCACCCAGCTCGAACCGGTGTCGGCGATTGCCGATCGCTGGCAGGAACTCATTCTGGAGCAAGCAAAGAAATGACTTTCGATCGTGAAGCCGCAGACCGGATTTTTCGCGAGAGCGCGCGCCTCGCCATGCTGAAGATGCTGGCCGAGGAAACGGACGAGACGCTGCCGTCCGATGTCATCGAAGTGCGCCTGGTGCCGTTCGGCATTCGCAGGCCGCGCGCCTGGGTGCATGGCGAGCTGAAGTATCTCGAAGAGCTGGGTGCCGTCATCGCGACGGCTGCTGGAACTGTCATGGGCGCGACGCTGACCGAACTCGGCCGGCGCCATTTGCGTCGCGAGATCGCGATTGAAGGTGTGAAGCGCCCGCTCAAGCCGGAGATCTGATCATGGCACGCGGTCGCGGACGCCTGTCGAACATCCAGCTTCTGCCTCGGGAGTGCGAGGGCATTGTCGCATGGGCTGCCCAGGAGCTTCAGAACAGTGATCGGACCCAGACCGATATCTACAAGGAATTCTTCGCCAAGCTCGAAGCGCTTCAGGCCGAGCATCATGGTGAGCTGGAGTTCACCATTCCGTCTTTTCAGGCGTTCAACCGGTATTCGATGCGCCTGGCCGTCTTTGCTGCAGAGATCGAACAGGCCCGCGAGATGACCAAGGCCATTGCCTCGCGCTTCGACGCCGAGGGCGAAGACGATCTTGCCCGAATGGGCGCGATGGCGATCAAGTCTCTGGTGACGAACATCATTGCCAGCCGTGGCTCGAAGAACATCCAGCCTAAAGAGGCGATGAGCCTAGCCAACGCATTGCGAGCCGCCGCCCAGGCAGAGGGCATTTCCACCGCCCGTCGCCTGAAGGTGGAGCAGGAGTTTGCCGAAAAGGTTGAGGAGACCGTCGATACCGTCGCCAAGGTCGCTGGCCTCTCGCAGGAACGTGCCGCCGAGATCCGTAAGCAGGTCCTGGGGCTCCGATCATGACGGCGGCGGCAGCCAGGGACTTCGTGAAGGGAGAGGATGCGGCCAAGCCCGTCCTCTCTCGCAATCCCGAGCAGCTTCCGGCCGGACTTCCGCGCGGCTCCGAGCTGCCTGCCGACCACGACCCGTTGGCCGACGGCATTCTGATGCTGCATCAGAAGGAGTGGCTGGAAGACCGCTCCGACCTGAAGGTTGCGGAGAAGGGTCGCCGGACGGGCATCACCTATGCCGAGGCGCTGGACGACACCATCATCGCGGCCAGTGCGCGCGGTGATGGCGGCGACAACGTTTTCTATATCGGTGACACCAAGGATAAAGGCCGCGAGTTCATTGGCTATGTCGCCCACTTCGCCAAGATCGTGGCGAGGGAGCTGGTAGATATCGAGGAGTTTATGTTCGAGGACGAGCAGTCGGACGGCTCGACCAAGTTCATTTCCGCCTATCGCGTTCGCTTTGCCTCGGGCTTTCGCGTCGAGGCACTGTCCTCGAACCCCGCGAACATTCGCGGCCTGCAGGGTATCGTCGTTATCGACGAAGCAGCCTATCACCGCGACGTGCGCGCTGTCATCGATGCCGTCAACGCGCTGCTGATCTGGGGCGGCAAGGTTCGCGTGATCTCCACCCACAACGGTGTGCTGAACGCCTTCAACGAGCTGATCCGCGAGGCGCGAGCCGGGAAGAACCCGTTCAAGATCCATCACATTCCATTCCAGGCCGCCGTCGACAACGGTCTCTACCAACGTGTCTGCCTGACCCGTGGATGGACCTACAGCCCAGAAGCCCAGGCGAAATGGGAGCAGCTGATCCGTGGTTCCTATGGTGCGCGCGAAGCCCAGATGCAGCAGGAGCTGGACGCGATACCCGCCGATGCGCAGGGCGCGGCGTTGACCCGCGTCGTCATCGAGCGGGTGAAGGATGCGACCGTTCCGGTAGTGCGCCTGCATCTGCCCGACAGCTTCAAGTCGCTCGACAAGGGCATGCGTGAAGCGGTCATCCGTGACTTCTGCCGAGAGAAGCTCAAGCCGATCCTGGACAAGCTCGATCCCGACCGTGCCCACGTCTTCGGCATGGACTTCGCGCGCTCCGGCGACGTCTCGGCGTTCAAGGGCTATGAGATCGGCCAGGACACGGTGCGCCGCTGCCGCCTCGTCCTGGAGCTGCGCAACGTGCCGTACGAGGCGCAACGCGACGTCCTCTTCTTCGTGGGCGATCATCTGCCGCGCCTCTCCGGTGGTGCGCTCGATGCAACTGGCAATGGCGGCTACCTAGCTGAAGTTGCAGCCCAGCGGTGGGGCGAGTGCATCGTCGAGGTGAAGCTCACCCCCGAGTGGTATCGGGAGAACTCTCCGCGCTACGTCGAGGCGTTCGGCGATCTCACAGTCACGATCGCGGCCGACGAGGACGTGATCCGCGATCACCAGGCGCTGCAGTATGTCAACGGCATCATCAAGGTTCCCGATGATCATCGCCACAAGGGCGAGGATGGGCTGGATCGGCACGGCGACACGGCGATCGCTGGCATCCTCGCTTGGTTCGCTTCGCTGCAGATGACCCTTTCCTATGGCTACGAGAGTGCTGGCGCTGGTTCGGGGAGCAATCGAGGCGACAGGGACCGGCGCGAACGTTCCACCGATGTAGAAATGCGAGGCCGCCTATGAACATCAAATCTCTGATGCGTGCCGTTGGCCAGCGCCTGGTCGACGCCAGCGGCAACAAACTGACCGATGCCGAGGTGACAGAGGAGCGCGCCGGTCCGACCACGATCGGCGTTCGCGACCCGATCTCCGGCCATCCGGCCGATGGCCTGACGCCGACACGACTGGCGTCCATCCATCGAGAAGCAGCGGGCGGCGAACCGCTGCGGTATCTGGAGCTGGCCGAGGACATCGAGGAGCGCGATCTTCACTATGCCGGTGTCATGGCGACGCGGAAGCGGTCAGTCTCGCAGCTGCCAATCACGGTGACAGCAGCATCCGACGCGGCCGATCACAAGAAGCACGCGGAATATGTGCAGTCGTGGGTGAATGACGGCACGCTGCAGGCATCGCTGTTCGACGCACTCGACGCCATCGGCAAGGGTTTCTCGGTGCTGGAGACGGACTGGCGCCATCACATGGGTCACACCTGTCCGCGCGAATTCATCTATCGGCCGCAGCGCTGGTTCACGTTCGACCGCCATGATGGGGAAACCGTACTGCTGCGCGAGGCTGCCGGCGACCAGCCGCTGCCACAGCACAAGTTCGTCGTGCATCGGCATAAATCAAAATCCGGCCTGACGATCCGCTCCGGCATTGCCCGCGTGGCGAGCTGGGCATGGATGTACAAGGCGTTCACGCTGAAGGACTGGGCGATCTTCGTTCAGAATTTTGGTGCTCCCATCCGCATCGGCCGCTATGGCCGCAACGCCACAGAGGACGAGAAGGACGTGCTGTGGCGCGCCGTTTCGCAGATCGCTGGTGACTGCGCGGCGATCGTGCCTGTCGACATGAGCATCGAGTTCAAGGAGGTTTCGGCGAAAAGCGCGAGCACCGAGCTGTTCGAACGCCGTGCCGACTGGATGGACCGCCAGATCTCGAAAGCTGTACTTGGCCAGACCACAACCACCGACGCCGTCTCAGGTGGACACGCGGTGGCCAAGGAACACCGCCTGGTTCAGGAAGACATTGAGCGATCCGACGCGATCGCTCTGTCCGGCACCTACAATCACCAGGTCATTCCGAACCTGGTCGCCTTCGAGTTCGGGCCGCAGGACCATTATCCAACGGTCTCGATTGGAAGGCCCGATGAAGTGCCTTTGAAGGAGTTCTCCGAGGCCTTCGAGAAGCTGGGTAAACAGGGTCTGACAGCGCCCTTGGGTTGGGCACGGTCCCGCCTGGGCATTCCGGCACCCAAGGATGATGAGGAGGTGATCGGCGGGCGGGCGCCTGCCGCCAGCACGACAACGACCGAGCCCCAGACCAATTCAGTTGCAACGCTGCTGCGCACCCGTCACGCCAGGGAAGAGACGGACACGATCGTCGAGCAGCTCACACAGCGCATCGAGCATGACGCGGCCGGGGCCATGACCGGGCTCACGGACGAGATCCGCAACATCCTGGAGAACGCGATCGACCTATCCGACGCCGCCGAGAAACTGGCCAAGCTCGACCTGGCGCCGGAGGCCTTGGCCGTTGCCATGGCTAGAGGCATGGCGCTTTCGCATCTTGCCGGTCAGGCCGCCCTGGTGGACGAGTTGCGTAGTCGCAAATGAGCCCTCGCAGAAACGGCCCAGGAACGCGCTGGGCGCTTCGGATGACCCGAGATAGCCACCAAGCCCTCAAAACGCGCTCACGGGCTTTGAGCGGCCCTCAAATTTCGAGGCTGGAAGCTGTCGATGGCTGACGGTATCACCCCCGCGCTCGATCTGCCCTTCGACGCCGCCATTCGCTTCTTCCGCGACAAGGCATCGGTGACGACCAGGTCGTGGACGGATGTCTACGCGGCAGCCCATTCCCGCGCCTTCATGGTGGCGGGTGCCGCGACCGATGCCCTGGTGGGCGACTTCCGCCAGGAGATCATGAAGGCGCTCGAAAAAGGAACCACGTTAGCTGAGTTCCGCGGTGCTTTTGACAGCATCGTTGCTCGGCACGGCTGGGACCATACCGGTGGCCGCAACTGGCGATCGCGCATCATCTTCGACACCAATCTGCGCACCGCCTACGCTGCCGGTCGCTACGCCCAGCTCACCGAGCCCGACACGCTGGAGGCTTTCCCTTACTGGCAATACAATCATTCGGGTTCGCTTCACCCTCGCAAGGAACACCTGTCCTGGGATGGCATGGTGCTGCGGGCCGATGATCCTTTCTGGGCCACCAACTATCCACCGAATGGCTGGCACTGCGGGTGCTTCCCCACGGCGGTCTCCGGCCGTGACCTGAAGCGCCAGGGCAAGCGTGGACCCGATCCGTCGCCGGATCTGCTGTTCCGTGCCGAAGAAGTCGGCGGCAAGCGCGTCATGGTGCCGTTCGGCGTGGATGCCGGCTTCGAGTACAATCCGGGGCAAGCCTGGCTGTCACGGACCCTGCCGGGTTCTGAGACCGTTGCCGCTGCGCCCGGCATGATCGAACGCTTTGCCACGACCGCGCTTCAAGACCGTTGGCCTGGCAAGAGCTGGGTGCCGGTGGCCCTGACGCCGCGTCGGTTGGCTGCCCCGCTCGACGTCGCGATCGGTAGCGAGGTACGGCTGTCGGCGGACACCATCAGGTCACACACGAAGCATCGCCACGCGACGCCAGCGTTCTACGCCACCGCGCCCGAGCTGCTCGTCGAGAAGGGTGAACTGGTGGAACGTGGTGACGGCCGCCTGCAGCTGCATGCGTCGATCGACGGTGAGCCGTTCACGGCTGCCCTCAAGGTCGTGCATCGTCCGCAGGGCGACGAGATCTACCTGCTTTCACTACGCCGCACGAACGCCAACCAGATAGCGAGCCTTCGCCGCGAGGGCAGGATCCTGACCGGAAAATGAGAAATGCGCCGGAGTGGCCGGAAATACCACCCAAGTCCCGAAGGACCGCTTCCTGCTCGGCGCATTCGAAATATAGGCGCGAAGGCGGTTTGAGGCAAGCATGAGCGGCGTCACCCTCGAAACCCGGATTACCGACCATGGCGTCGACCAGGCTTTCACGAGCCTGATCGGCCTGATGGGCAACACCACACCGATCATGTCGGCGATCGGCACCGGCCTGGTGTCGTCCACCCATCGGCGTTTCATCTCGCAGACCAGCCCCGCTGGCGAGGCATGGGCAGCACTCAACGCCGAATACAAACGGATGAAGCGCAACGCCCGGATCCTGACGGAGAGCGGCAGGCTTCGCGACAGCATTTCCAGCCAGCCGGGCAACGACTATGTGCGCGTCGGCACCAACGTCATCTATGCCGGCATTCACCAGCTCGGCGGCACCATCGTTCCGAAGAACGCCTCACATCTGGTTTTCCGATTGGCCTCTGGCGTAGTGCTGGCCAAGTCTGTTACGCTTCCGGCGAGACCCTATCTCGGCATCTCCGACGACGACGAAGAGATGATCGCGGACACGGTGTTCCGCTTCCTCAGCCGCTTCCAATAGAGCCGCTTCATCCATGCCCGCCGTGGCGGGCATGATACGAGTGCGCGCGTCGGGCCATTGTCTGCCCGATGAAAACGGTCCTCAACTCCATCACGCACAGCCTTCTCGCCGGCACCGCCGTTGGCGAGGTGCCTGAGTTCATTCACCTGCTGCCGGCTGGCACCTTCAGCGGCGTTGACGGTCGCGGCCCGTACGAGCTCGGCGATGCGCAAAAGCTCATCGCGGCTTCGCTGCCTGCCGGCCGCAAGCTGGCGATGGATATCAACCATTCGATCGACCTGCTGACCAGCGAAGGCGAGGAGACGCCCGCTGTTGGCTGGATCGTGGCGCTGGAAGCCCGTGAGGACGGGATCTGGGGCAAGGTCGAATGGACCGAAAAGGGCAGGCATGCCGTCGCGGGCAAAGAGTACGGCTTCGTCTCGCCCGTGTTCACGTCGCTGACGGCCAAGCCTTACCGGCTGGTGCAGCTGCTGCGCGCCAGCCTGACCAACGATCCGAACCTGAAACTCACCGCGCTCCATTCGCGCAACCATTCCCTCAACCATGGAGATCCAGAAATGGATGAAGAACTGAGGAAGGCGCTCGGGCTCCCCGAGACCGCCGACCAGGCGGCGATCCTTGCTGCCCTGACGACCAAGCTGAACGCCTCGACGGCCGCCGCCGACCTCATGTCGCGCGTTGCTGAAGCGGCCGGCCTGAAGAAGGAAGCCACTGGAGAGGAGGTGGTGACTGCTCTGCAGGCGCGAGCCGCCAGTGGCGACGATGCCGAAAAAGCCGAATTGCGCGAACAGGTGAAACAGCTGAATTCGCGCGTCACCACACTCGTCACGACGCATGCGAAGGATCGGGCCGAGACCGTGATCGACAAGGCGATCGAGGACGGCAAGCTCGTCCCGGCACTTCGCGATCACTACATCGCACGCCACATCAAGGATCCGGCCGATGTCGAGGTGGAGATCAAGCTGATGCCGTCGCTCAACAGTGGCGGCCTCGGCAAGCGTCCGGCCGTCGAAACCGGCGATGGGACGCTTGCCGCCGATGAGGCTGTGGTCTGCGAAATGATGGGGCTTGATCCCAAGGCGTTCGCCCAGACCGCCAAGGAAATCGCGAAGGAGATGCACTGATGCCGGCTTCACGCGATCTCGAAATCCGCGCTCGCTCCGGTGAAAGCTTCGGCTATCCGGTCAAAGGCGGCGTGCGCTTGTTCCGTAAATCAATCGTGGCCGTCACCGCTGCCGGCCTGGCGGTGCCTGCCGGCACGGCTGGCGCTGTCGCCGTGGTGGGCCTCGCTGACGGTCGTGTTGACAATCGTGATGGGGCTGATGGCGACACCAAGGTCTGCGCCGAGCGTGGCTGCTTCGGTCTGACCCTCGCGGTGGCTTTCGCCGACATCGGCAAGCCTGTCTACGCAACCGACGATGCGACCATCACGCTCGACGGGACCGGCGGCAAGCTCCTCGTCGGCAAGATTGTCGGCATTGGCGAGGGCTCCACCTGGGTCGCCGTGGGCTAACGAGGAAAGAAGAAATGGACATCAACGCATCAACTCTCCGCGCCGTTTTCACCGGGCTTTCGACCGCATTCAATGTGCGGCTCGCTGCCACCGCGACCATGTATTCGACCGTCGCCATGACCGTGACTTCGAGCACAGCGGCAAACGAGTATCCTCGCCTGGACGATTTGCCCGGCATCCGCGAATGGGTGGGAGATCGCTTCATCCACAACCTGTCGGCCCAGACCTACCTTATCCGCAACAAAGAGTTCGAGGGCACTATCGGCATCAAACGCTCTGCCATCGAAGACGACCAGTTCGGCTTCTACACGCCGATTGCCGCTCAGATGGGCCAGAACGCCGCCGAGTTCCCCGACCAGCTGGTATGGCCTCTCTTGAAGAAGGGCGATGCGACGCTCTGCTACGACGGCCAGAACTTCTTCGACAACGACCATCCCGGCTTCGACGAAAACGGCGGCGAAACCTCCGTGTCGAACATTACTCCCGGTGCCGGACCCGCCTGGTATCTGGTCGACGACACCCAGGTCATCCAGCCGCTGATCTTCCAGCAGCGCAAGAAGTTCAAGCTTGTGCAGATGGATCGCGAGACCGACGCCAACGTCTTCATGAGGGGCCAGTACCTCTACGGCGTTGACGGCCGCTGCAATGCCGGCTTCGGCCTGTGGCATCTGGCGCACCAGTCCAAGGCGGAGCTCAACGCCGCCAACTTCAAGTTGGCGCGTGAGGCAATGGGCGCCATCCGCAAGAAGAGCGGCCAGGTCATCAACATCAAGCCGGCGAAGTTGCTGGTACCGCAGACGCTTGAGGCTGCCGCCCGACAGGTGGTTGAGGCGCAATTGATCAACGGCGGCGACAGCAACATCTGGTTCAAGACCGCCGAAGTCGTGGTGGTGCCGCAGCTCGGCTAGCGCGCCAGTTGGGCATCGGGGCTGGGACCCTCCGCTGCCTATCACCCGGCGCCAGGGCGGCAAGCCCGGCGCCGGGTCTCTCAAAAGGGGTCGTACGCGACCCTTTCTGTGAGACCCGAAGCAAAGAACCGGACATGGCCAAGAAGAACGACACGAACGAGGCCGGCCAGATCAACGGCCAGCTCGAACAGAATTTCAAGAATACTCCCGAGAGCGACCAGGGCGGGGCCGGCAATGCGGCCGGTCCCGCAGGGGCTCCCAGCACGGAGGAACTGATCGCGGCCGGGGCGGAAACATCCCGGCGCCAGTTGGCCGAGGTTCGGGAAACCCTGGCGAAAGGCAGGGATGAGTTCAAGGCAATGTTCCCGCACCTCGCAGCCGCGATCGACGCCTGGGAGGATAGCGATACTGCCCCGCTAGCACCTACCGCGTTGCGCATCGTCGCCAAGGTTGACGGCTTCCGCAGGGCTGGTGTCGCGCACTCCAAGGCTGGTGTTGATCATCCCCTCGAAGCATTTCCGTCGCCGATACAGCTCGAACAGTTGTTCTCCGAGCCGAACCTGGTCGTGACTTTCATCAGCGAGCTGGAGAAGGAGATCGACGATGAAAAATGAGGCTCAGCTGGAACAAGAAATTCAGGCGAAAGGTCTCAACGCTCCACGCCTGACGCCGGCCGATATCGACGCCGTGATTGTAGGCGAGACCTTCACGATATTGCCGAGTGGCAAGGTGATGGTTTGCGAGCTTACGCTGCGCAACGGCTTCACGGTTCGCGGTGAAGCCGCCACCGTCAGCAAGGCGAACTTCAACGAAGAAATCGGCCGGACGATCAGCCGAGAGAATGCCCGCAACAAGATTTGGGAGCTTGAGGGCTACCTGTTGCAAGAGCGGCTGAAGGTCAGCTGACCATGCCTTACGCCTCTTCCCAGGACATGATCGACCGCTTCGGTGAAACCGAGATGATCCGGCTTTCGCGGCCGGAGGATCGCGACGCCACCACGGTGCTTGTCGCCAAGGTTGAGCTGGCGATCGCCGATGCTTGCGGGTTGATCGACGACTATCTGCGCGGCCGGTACCGCGTGCCAGTCGCCAGTCCGGAAAAGAGCATCGTCCGCGCGGCTTGCGTCCTGGCGCGCTACGACCTGGCGAAAGGCGAGCGCACCGAACCGACCGAGCAGATGCGCCTCGACCGCAAGGAGGTGATCGGCTGGCTTGACGGTATTGCTGCGGGCCGCATCAACATCGATGCGCCTCCGGCCGGCGACAGCGGCTCCACCGGTGCCCGCATTACGGACCGCACGAACGTGTTCGATCATCAGCGTCTGCAGGGTTGATCATGGACCTGGCGCTCGCACCAATCCGCACTATCGAACCGGCGATCAAAGCACGACTGCGATTGGCGTTTCCGTCGAAGGTCTTCCAGATCGAACGGATACCGCCCGTGCTGACGATTGAGGAGTTCAAGCGCGTGGTGCGGCTCACGCCCTTCATCGGGCTCGCCTGGCTCGGCATCAAGCCGGATCCGGCGTCCGGTCGGCAGTTGGCGGCCGCCATGCGCTGGCGGCTGGTTATGATCGTAAAGGCATCGTCAAGCCTCGAAGCCCGGTTCAAGGGCGACACGAGAGACATCGGCATGGATGCCATGATCGACGTTGCAGTGGCTCTTCTGCAGGGCGCTGTCTTCGACGGCATCGGGGCCAGTGCGGTGACCGGTGCAGAAGCCGTGTTCGTCGATGGCTGGGCCGACGAAGCAACGGTCGTTGCCAATCTCGACTTCGAGGTCCGGTACCAGTTCTCGCTGGCTGCGCTGCAGCTGAAGACGATCGACGATTTCAAGTCGCTGCATGTGACCTGGCTGAACGCCGACAGCCCTGAAGGCGGGGCAGTGGACGCGCCGCAAACTGTGCAGCCCAACCTGTAGGAGCAAGAGACGTGCCGGAGCTGAAACTGAAACTCGCGGAAGGCCGGTCGGTGCCGATGGAAGACGGCAGCGCTTGGCCGGCCGAAGGCGCGACGGTCGAGGTCACCCTCTATATCCGCCGCCGCCTCGCAGACGATGACCTGGTCGCGGTCCAGGACGAAACGCCCGCCGACCTGCCCAAGCCGGATCCGGTCGATCCGCCGCCGCCCGCTGACCCCGACAACCGCAAAGCCCGTAACGGAGGCAAATGAGCATGGAACCTATGATCTTTGACGAGATCCCGTATGACTGGCTGGAGCCAGGCACCTATCTCGAGGTGAAGCCGAACTACCGGACAATGGGCATTCTGCCGTATCCGGTGCGCAACCTGATTGCCGGCCAGAAGCTCGCGACTGGCACGCTGGCCCCCGGCCAGTTCGTGGAAGTTGTGCGCCCCGAGCAGGCGACTGCGTTGTTCGGCCAGGGTTCGATCGGCGCGGAGCAGGTGATTGCTTTCCGCAAGGCGAACAAGACACAGCCGCTCTTCGTCACGGCCGTCGCTGACGATGCCGGTGCGGTCAAGGCCACGGGCACGCTCACCTTCACCGGCGCTGTCGCGGCGGCCGTCGTGCTGCGCTTCAAGATTGCGGGCAAGCCAGTGCGCATTACCGCCCAGGCCGGCGCCACCGTCACCACGATGGCAAGCGCGCTAAAGGATGCGATCAACGCCGACCCGAGCCTGGTCGTGACTGCTACCTCGGCGGTCGGTGTCGTCACCGTCACCGCCCGCAATGGTGGCGAAGTCGGCAACGACATCGATCTGCGCGTCGACACCAAAGCCCAGCCGCTTCCTTCCGGGCTCGCGATCGCCATCGCGCCGATGGCTGGCGGTGCCGGTAACCCCAGCCTGCAGCCCGTGCTCGATGCGATCGCCAACACCTGGTACACGGCAGTCCAGCATCCCTGGTCGGACGCCACGAATATGGGCTTGTTCGCAGCCTGGCTGGCCGACCGTTACAGGGCCATGTCGAAACTCGACGTGCATGGCTTTGTGGCCAAGCGCGGCACCTTCGCCACGCTCGGCACATTCGGCGAGCTGACCAACTCGCCTTTCCTGAGCGCGTTCGGCTTGAACAAGTCTCCGACCAGCTCCTGGATCATTTCGGCCACGATGATGGGGCTCTGCTCGTTTCACCTAGCCAATGACCCGGCCCGCCAGCTCCGTTCGCTGGTTCTGCCAGGCGTCGAGGCGCCGGAGCCGGTCGACCAGTTCATCGAGACCGAACAGGATCTGCTGCTTCGCAAGGGCGTCTCCACCTTCGACAGCCTTGCCGATGGCACTGTCACCATCTCGCGCGTGGTTACGACCTACAAACAGTCGAACCTCGGCGTTCCCGATCGCGCGTGGATGGACATCATGGTACCGGCGACGATGAGCCGGATCCGTTACGATTGGGCGGGCTACGTCACGCTGCTCTATCCGAGAGCGAAACTCGTCGACGACGAAAACAACGCAGCCTTTACCAGCCGCAGCGACAACGACGAGGATCCCGGCAACGCCGTGGTGACGCCGCGCCGCATGCACGGCTCCTGGGCCGCCCGCTGCGCACTCTATGGCGACCGCGCCTGGATCGAAGACATCCAGCGCACCGTCAAGGAAAGCGTGTTCCAGCGCAATGTCGACGACAAGAACCGGCTGGAGAGCCGCCAGCAGGTCCGCATCGTCGGCAACCTGATGACGCTTGCCGGCTCCCTCGAATTCCAGGTCTAACAAGGAGGCTTAAATGCAGACGCTCGGCATCGTCGACATTGTCTGGCGCGGTCGGAATATACCGGTCGAGAAAGGCGCCAAGTTCAAGGTGGGCGGCATCAAGAACAATGTCGTCACGTATGGCCGCAAGGCCGGACGCGCCCAGGAATTCGAGGCGTCGGAAGTGACGGCCACGACCAACCTGGAGCGCGGCCAGCGCTTCGGCAACCTTTGGGATCCCGGCGAGGGCGAACTCCAGGTCGTGTGCGACACCGGCCAGACCTTCGTCATCGGCGACGCGTTCCTCACCGATCACCCTGACGTGACTGGTGGCGACGGCGGCAAGATCGAACTCAAATGGGCCGGATCGGCACCTGAAGAGGTGCTGGCATGAGCCGCCTGGTCAAGGAAGTCTCGATCGACCTGGACGAGGACAAGGCCGACAACACGGCCACCTCAACCGCCGTTGTGGACGAGGACGGTCCGGCCTCGATCGCGACGGACGCCGATATCGTCGATGAGGATATCGATCCGCTTGACCGGCTCCCGCCGCACGCGAAGAAGAACGGAGACGGCTCAGTCACCCTGCCGCTGAAATTTCCGCAGGATCTCCAGATCCGCAAGAACGGCAAGGTGCGCACTGACCGTTACGAGCAGCTCGTCTTCCATCGCCTGAATGGTGCCGACCAGCGCGCGATCGCTGCCGCGAAAGAGGACGACATGGGCGTTGTCGCCTTCGCCCGATCGACCCGCATCAGCCAGGCGGTGATGAACGCGCTGTTCGATCGGATGGACGGCGCCGATATCGCCGCAGGTGGCCAGGTGCTGAACAGTTTTTTCGCGACTGGCCGGACAACTGGCAGGTGATCCTCGGCGGGCTGGTCGACGGGACCGGCCTGTCCGCAGCCGAGGTCGACCAGTTCACCGCCCGTGACGCCACCTTCTGGTGGAATGCGATCATGGCCTACCGCGAGGAGGTCGCAAAGAAGGAGTGAGGCGTGTCCGGCAGGTCGATGGCATTGGACGTGATGGTGCGGCTCCGGGATAATCTCTCGGGGCCGCTCCGTTCGCTCAAGAACAACCTCTCCAACCTGGTTGGCTTCTCGCGCAAGATCGGCGTCCTGGGCGTCGCCGTCGCCGGCATCTCCTTCATGGGCCCGATCCAGGAAGCCGGTGCTTTCCAGCAGAAATTGCTCGATATCGCAGGCACCGCGGAACTGACCGGCAAGGCGGCTTTCGCCTTCATTGACCAGGCTGAGATCCGCTATGACGGCCTTGCCTTTAAGATCGGCCAGCATTCCGACACCATAGCAGACGGCGTCGGGCAGATGATCGCTGCCGGCGTCAGCTCGAAGCTTGTCGATGCCACGATCGGCGACATCGGCCGTGCCACCACGGCCGCCAATGCCAGCTTCGCTGACATGTCCGGCGTCGGCATTTCCATGCTGAACAATCTGAAGCTTCCAGCCGACCAGATGCGCGACAGCCTCGGCGCCCTGGTCGTGGCCGGCAAGCTCGGCTCCTTCGAACTGAAGGACATGGCCGCGAGCTTCCCGAACCTGACCAGCGGCGTGGCGAAGTTCGGCGTGAAAGGCCGGGAGGCGGTGAACTTCCTGGCGTCGGCCCTGCAGATCGCACGCAAGGGCACCGCCGATCCCAGCTCGGCCGCCAACAACCTTGCTAACTTTCTCGACAAGGCGCTGGCGCCGCTGACCAAGAAGAACTTCGAGAAGCACGGCGTCAACATCGAGGCCGTGATGATGGATGCCGCCGCCAAGGGCATGAACCCGATCGAAGCGGTGATCCAGAAAATCGGCAAGCTGACCGGCGTCAACGAAACCCAGATCGCCGGCTTCATGAAAAAGGCGAAGGCAAACGGGCTCGAAGGCGCCGAGGCGCTTGGCTATGTGCGCCAGCAGCTGGAGGCGATCGGCGCGGCCGGCAAGGTCGGCGAGCTGTTCCAGGACAAGCAGGTTCTCGACTTCCTTGTGCCGTTCCTCGCCAACATCCAGGAGTACAAAGACATCAAGTCCAAGGTCGCGGGCGCGACCGGAGCGATCACCGACGCTGACTTCGATACGCAGATGGAGGGTATCAATCGGCAGCTCACAATCTTCCGCGAGATTGGCACGCAGGCCGTCCGCTTCGTCGGCATGGCCTTCGCACAGTGGCTTCCAACCTTGAACGAATGGGCGATTGCCGCCTTGGGCTGGTTGCGCGAATTCGATGCCTCGTCCGGTGGCCTGGCAACGAAGCTGCTCGTTTTCGCGGGCGCTGGCCTCGGCGTGGCTGCAGCACTCGGCGTGCTCGGCTTTGTGCTGCCGATCGTCGGCGCCGGCCTGGCGGCGATCGGCGCGCTGACCGGCATCATCCTCTCGCCGATCGGCCTACTCATCGCAGTGCTGGCGGGAGGCGCGGCGTTCATCTGGAAAAACTGGGATCGGTTCGGTCCGCGTCTCATGCGGCTGTGGGATCGGGCAAAGCAGGGCTTCCGGTCCCTGACCGGCGACGTGGTCGATCGCGGCCGTCGCATCGTCGATGCCGGCCGGGAAATGGTCAGCGAATATGAGCCGATGATCCAGCGCGGTTTCGAGCGCGCCTGGGCGGGTGCCGAGTTCGCCGGGTCGAAATTCCTCGGCGGCTTCAGCAAGAACATCGCCGGCAGCGGCGAGAGCTTCAGCCGTCTGCTTTCCAGCATTGTCGACGATGCGCGGATCTTGCGCGACATCGGCTCCGACATTGGCCAGATCCTCGGCAACCTTTTTGCCGGCAGCGGCATCGATTGGGGCAAGCTGTTCGGCGATATCGGCGGCTTCGTCGGCGGCCAGCTCAAGCAATTCGTCGATGACCTCAACGGCCTGGCGATCTCGATCGGCAACGTGCTGAAGGCGATCCGCGAAATCACCAACGCGCTGGCAACCGGCCAGCCTATCCCGTGGAGCAAGATCATGCCGGAAGGCGTCGTCACGGCCTATGAGAAAGTCGTCACAGTGATCAACCAGGTCAAGGGTGCACTCACGGATTTCGCGGCGTGGCTTTCCTCGTTCAAGCTGCCGTCGATCAATCTGAACCCGTTTGGCGGTGGCGGGGCCAAGCCGGGTGATATCCTGCCCAACGGCACCCCGGCCGGAGATCCGAACAAGATCGGCCCGAGCGGCATGCCAGAAGATCGCGAGCGGGCTTTGCAAGACTTCACCATGCCACCCGTTCGTCCGCCGGCCGCCAACAGCAACAAGCAATCCTCGCTGCAGCCAGCCGCGACGAGCCGGTTCGCCGCGATCGCTTCGCCGGTACGCCAGGATGTCAACGTGGGCGGCACCGTGCGCATCGCGGTTGACGGTCCGGCCAAGGTGGCCAGCGTCACTTCCGACAACGCTGCCGTGCCCGTCCAGGCCAGCGACGGACGCATGGTGGGGCGGGTATGATCTTCGACAGCGTCGCCCATGTCCTGCCGGGCTGCCTGCCGGCGTCCTTTCGCGGCATCGGCTTCTTCGTGCCGGATACCTCGACCGAGGCCGGCCGCAGGCTAGCCGAGCACCTGTTCCCAGGCACCGACCGCGCGGCCTATGACGATCTCGGCTTGCATCCCGCCGCCACCTCAATCGACGGCATGCTGGTCGGTGACGATTATGTCGCCCAGGCACGTGCGCTGCGTGCTGCGTTCGAACGACCTGGTCCCGGCACGCTGATCCACCCCTGGTGGGGTGTGATGACCGTCATCCTGGATGAACCGGCCGAGATTTCGTTCTCATCGAGCGAGCTACGCGTCGCGCGCTTCACAGCCTCCTTCAAGCCCGCTCGAACCGGCTTCAGCGGGCTCTTGAATTCCACCGCAGCGACGCTGCTGGGTGCCGCATTGAGCTTCGCGTCAACCATCATGGCGCTGGGTAGCTCACCGTCCAGCCGGACGATCTCGCGCGTCCAGGATCTCGCAACGCAGCGGTCGACCAGGCTGCTCAAAAGCGAGTGGCTGGCGCTGCCGGCAGGAAGTGCTGCCGCCGTCGTCCGATCTGCCTTGCCGGCGTCGATGCCGGGCGGCCCTGTTGCGTTCACCAGCGCGGTCATGGCGGTGACCGATACGGTGGTGCAGCAGCTGCAGGGCAATGGCGATGCTGCTGTCGCGCCCGCAGCGGAGGCCCCAGTGGTAACGGCGCCTGTGAGGCCAGCGCAGATCGTCGACCTGTTCATCGGGGCTGCACAGCGGTTCACCGTCCAGCAAGCCGAGGCACCGTCCACCACGGATAGCGTGCTGTTGCTCACCGCTGCGGGCGATCCGCTGGGAAAGGCGGTCGGTCTCTCCGTCCAGGTCGAGCATGCCAGCCGTGAAGACGCTCTCGCATTGCGCGCCAGGCTAGTGGGCGCGATCGACGGCTTCACCGATGCGCTGGCCGGCATCGAGGACATGCAGTTCACGGCCGCCACGACCGCAGCCAGCCGCGCGGCCGGCGACCTGCGGGCCGCCGTGATCTCCGATATCAACGAGGCGATCGGCCGCCTGCCGTCCCTGATCGTGCGAACTTACGACACGGACACGGACGCCTTTGCCGTTGCCAACGACCTCTATGGCGACCGACCCGAGACGATAGAGGCGGGCTATCGATCCCTGGTCGAACGCAACAGGCCGAGGCATCCGGCGATGCTGCCGGCCGGACGTATCGAGGCACTGAAATGAGCCTGGTCCTGGAAATCGACGGCGTCAGCTATGAGGAGTGGACCAAGGCCGAGGTCACCCGGAACCTGAAGGACTTTTCGGGTTCGTTTTCCTTCACGCTTCGCGACGGTACGCGCTCGGTCGCGACGTTCGACTATGCGTCACCTCGGCCGATCTTCCGCCTGCGGCCTGGTCCCGAGGTGAAGTGCTACGCTGACGGCGTCCTGGTGCTGCATGGCTACATCAAGACTGTCGAGCCAGACATCAACGAGGACTATGCCGAGGTTACGATTTCCGGCGAGGACAAGGCGGGTGACCTGATCGACTGCGCGGCCGCGCCGGACGGCCCCGGCGAGTTCAAGAACGTGAAGCTGGAGGATGCCGTCAAGCGCATCGCCGAACCGTTCGGCCTCAAGGTCCGCAGCGAGATCGACACCGGCAAGCCATTTCCACGCTATGCCCTGGATCTCGGCGAGACCGGGCATTCGGCCATCGAGAAAGGCGCACGCCAGCGGCACGCCCTGGTAATGAGCGATGGCGTTGGCGGTGTCGTCATCACACGCACGGGCGCCAAACGCGCACCGGCCGACCTAGCCCTGCCGGGGAATGCCAAGGGCTCGCGCGGCAAGTTCACTCACAAAGGCCGCCATTCGAAGACGATCGTGCGCGGCCAGGGCGAGAAGGCAAGCGGCGAGCGCGACACCCGAGCAGCGGCTTTGACGCCTGGAACGGCACCTGCGGATCCTGCCGATCGCCAACCGACCGACGGATCGGCATACGAGCGCGAGCGGCGCGGAACCGCCACGACCGGCCGGGCCACTGACCCAGAGATCGAGCGCTATCGCCCGATCGTTCATCTCGCCCGCACCCAGGCCGATGAGCAATCCACCACAGACGAGGCAGACTGGCGCATGCGGACCGCACGCGCGAACTCGGAGGAGACCAACTATAGGGTCCACGGCTATTCGGTCGGCGGTCGCGTCTGGCGTGTCAACGAGATGACCTATGTGTCTGATGCCTTCCAGGGCATCGAGCGCGACATGCTCATTTCGACCGTAACATTCCGGAAGGACGAAGGCGGTGAAGAAACCGAGCTGACCGTCACGTCGCCGGAAGCCTACGACAAGAAGGCGGCGGGCTCGCGCCGCAAGAACCTGCAAAGCAAGAAGAGCGCCGGCACCGGCAAGCTCGACGGAACTGCGGAGAAGCTGTGATGGACAAGGAAACCGCTGACAAGATGCGCGGCATGATCCGCCGATCGGTGTTGAAGAACGTGCGCGACGACGGCGAGACCCAGCGCTGCTCTGTCGAGGTGGCGGACGGGATCTGGCGCGATGATGTCGAGATCCTGCAGCCTTTCGGCTTCGCATCCTCCGTTCCGGAAGACGGCGCGCTGGCGATCGTGCTGTCGGTTGGCAGCGACGAAGGCGACCTGGTCGTCTTGCCTGTTGCCAATCCCTCGAAGCGCATGGGCGGCCTGAAGCCCGGCGAGGTCGGAATGTACAACGGGCATGGCGACAAGATGGTCATGAAGGCAGGCGGCGCGATCGATATGGGCAGCGGCGCCAGTGTCTCGATCAAGACCGCTGCAGGGCACCTCGAATAATGCCGTTGATCGTTCGCCTGGGCGACACCTCCGATCATGGCGGCTCCGTCGTTTCCTCCGCTTCGAAGTGGAAATGCGAAGGCGCGCTGATCGCTCGCAAGGGCGACATGTTCAGCTGTCCGATCCCAGGCCACGGCGTCAATCCCATCGCTACCGGATCCGGCAAATGGAAGTGCGAAGGGATGCCGATCGCGCGCCAGGGCGACACGACGGCATGCGGCGCCAGCCTGATATCCGGCGCCAGCAAGTGGGATTGCACCTAAGAAATCTGGTGACCCGCCCGCCTCGGCGGGCATGATTCGGCACACGCGCGCGCGGTAATTCCGCGCCATGTTCTTCGATCTCGCGCTGACCTACGATCCGTCGACGCGCCGCTGCGACCTTGCAGTCGGCGACGATGGCGACTTGGTCATCGACGAAACCTCCATCACGCCAGTGCTGTTGTCGATCGGGCTGGATCGCCGCGCGTCTCCCGACGATCCCTTGCCGCAATCCCGGTCCGAGTTTCTCACGTCCGCGTTCTCGGAGCGTCGCGGCTGGGCTGGTGACGCTCTCGATCTGCGCGGCGAGCGTGTCGGCTCGCGCCTGTGGCTCCTGGATCGGGCTAAGGAAACCGAAACAACACGGCTGCTGTTCGAGTTCTGGCTGGAAGAGGCGCTCGCCTGGGCCGAGCTGGAGACGGGCACGCCGGCCGAGCTGGATGTCGCCTGGGCGCGCCCACAGACACTCGGCTATCGCGTGCTGGTCGGCGATGCAGCGCTGTCAATCTCGGGAGCAAGCTGATGGCCTGGCAGATCCCGAGTGCAGGCGCGATCGCCGAGCGCATTGCCGGCTCCCTGGAAATCCTCATCCAGGCGGTTCGGCCAACCATCGACCCTGTTGCACTATCGCGTGCCGTCCGCTCGGCGCGCGGCATGTTCGCGATCCTTGGTCGAGCGGTCGCGATGGAGGTGCGCGGCATCCACGATCATATCGCTTGGTGGAGCCGGCAGTATTTTCCCGACACCGCAGAAGACGAGTTCGCAGATCGGCACGCGTCGATCTGGGGCGTCGAGAAGCGTCAGGCCACATTTGCGGTCGGCAGCGTCCTCGTCGAAGGCGTCCCCGGCACGCCGGTTCCTTCGGACCTGCAACTCGCGGCGTCAGACGGCGTGACCGTAAAGTCTACGGCGGTTGGCGTTGTTGGTGCAGGAGGCAGCGTTTCCGTGCCGGTTGTCGCCCTGGTCAGTGGTGCCGCTGGCAACATTGCTGCGGGCATTCGACTGCGTACGGTTACACCTTTCCCGGAAATCACCCGCGTCACCGTAGAAGGTGCCGGCATGGCAGGCGGCGCCCCCGAAGAGACGCCGCGTGAACTGAGCGCAGCAACAGTCGCTCATATTCGCCAGCCTCCGCATGGCGGGGCTGGCTTCGACTATCCCGAATGGCTGCGCGCAGCCTTTGACGTTCGCGCTGTCGCGGTTGTGACTGACTGGATCGGCCGAGGGTCGGTCGGTGTCGTCGTGGCGATGAAGGACGGGCTTTTTGGCAAGGCACCGACTGCGGGTGAGCTGGCAGCGATGCTAGCCTATCTCGGCGCGCCTGGCTCATCGACAGGCTTGCGTCCCGTCACAGCAAACGTGGTGATGGTGCCGGCCACAATTCATCCGCTCCTGATCACGGTTCGCGTTCGGCCTGACACGGTAGCGACGCGAGGTGCCGTCACTGAAGCTTATCAGCGATTTGTAGCAACGATCGGCGACGCCGAGGACACCCAGAACACCGGACCGATCGGAGCGCGGATCGAACCGTCGCGGATATCGGAAGCGCTTTCGGCTGCTGCAGGTGAGTACGCCCACGACCTCATCGCGCCGGCCGCGCCGTTCACGCTCGACCGTGACCATTATCCTGTGCCTGGCGCTATTACTTTCGTGGCTCCGGCATGAGCAGGACGGTCGCCACCATCCTTGGAAGCCTGATCGGGAAGCTGCCGATCGGCTGGGTGCTCGCCTTCCGAGGCGGCGTTCTCGATGCGGTGCTGGAAGCCTTTGCACAACCGCTTGCTGACGCCGAAGCTGAGGCGGAAGCGCTGATGCGCGAGATCGACCCACGGACCGCCAATCGGCTCTTGCAGGACTTTGAGCGCGTCCTTGGCCCGGATCCTTGCGGGCGCGATCTCGGCAACCGCACGCTGGAGCAACGCCAGCGCCAGGCGCATCAGCGCTGGACGGCACGCGGAGGGCAAAGTGTCCCTTACTACATTGAGACTGCCGCCCGTCTCGGTGTGACGATCCAGATCGAGGAATTCTGGCCATCCCGCGTCGGCGTGCTAAGAGCCGGACAACCACTCATAGCCGACGGCGAACAGTTCACCTGGCGCATTAAACTCGCGCTGATCTCACAATGGTGGTTTCGCGCCGGCCAGAACCATGCCGGCGACCGGCTCGGCGGATACACCCTCTCGGACATCGAATGCGAACTGCGTCGCCTGAAGCCGGCGCACACGCAATTGGTATTTGCCTACATTTAGGAGCCTGTCATGGATCGCATCAACGGCGCGGATTGGGTCGATATCGGTGGCGGCAAACGCGGCTACCGCAGCCAGAATGCCGCCGCTGGCATTCCGGGCACCGAAGTCACCGACGTCTGGCTGAACAACGTCCAGGAAGAGATCCTCAAGGTCATCGAGGGTGCGGGTCTCGTGGCAAACGAGGCCGATAGAACGCAGCTGTGGCAAGCGCTGCAGAGACTGTCGCCCGGCCGGCGTGCGGACTTCGTGGTGAACGGGTGGCAATCGGCGCCTGCGGTGGGGGCAGCCGAGGGCGACTGCTACGTCGTCTATCCTCCCGCTACGGGAGTATGGGCCGGAAAAGAACATAAGGTCGCCGTTTGGCGTTCGGGCGCTTGGGTGTTCGATACCCCAGTGACCGGTCTGATGGTGCAATATTGGTCGGGAGCCCGGCCGATATTCCTTGTCTACACCGGAGCGCTCTGGGTGGAGGATCTGGCGACCACGGCAATGCCCGGGCGCGTGCAGCTCGCCACCGAGCAGGATGTCAAGGACGCTGCGGGCCTCGGCGTTGTGCAATCTCAGTGGATGAAGCACTACACGCGCTCTCTGCTAGCCTCTTCGACGTTCTACCTTCGACCAGACGGCAACGACAACAACGACGGCAGCGCAAACGATGCCGGTCACGCATTCAAGACGTTGGCGGGTGCACAGGCTTACATCCGCAATCGCTATGGCGTTCCTGGCCGGCCGATTACCTTCAAACTGGCTCCAGGTACCTATGCTCATGCTCAGATCAACAACATTCCGGCCGGTCTGACGATCGAGGGTGACCTTGCCAACCAGGGTCTCTACATCCTGGAAGGCTCGGGTGGTATCGGTGTTTCTGGCGCCACGGTTGACTTCAGGGGGGTGACCGTGTCGCTGATCGGCGTCCCCACTCAGCATGCCTTGACTTCCGGGGCCAACGGTAGCGTGAACCTCACGAACGTGACCTTTGGTGGCGTCGGACAATCCACGTGGTCGCACATACTCGCAGCGGGCGGGCAGGTCACGGTGCTGGGGGGCGCCAGCTCCGTTTCGTTTACCTCGAATGCCCGACGAGCCGTCCATGTAACGGGCGGTGGCGGCTTCTACATGGCCACTGGCTCGGGCCTGTACTTCAGCGTTGCGAACTACACCTACAGCGATGCCGTCATGCTGGCCACGACCGGTGGCACCATCGAACTCGGCAACGGGACAATCGGCGGCTCAGCCATCGGCCCGCGCTACCGAGCCGACCTCAATGGCGTCATCAGCACAGCGGGCGGCGGCGCAAACTTCATTCCAGGATCCTCGGCCGGATCGGTCGCCACAGGAGGCCAGTATGTCTAACTTCAACCCGCACGACTGGTATTGGCTGGCAGATGATGGACGGCTCTACAGTTCGTTGCGCAAAAAACTCGTCACCAATCCAGAAACCGACGAAGCGTATGCCGCGTGGCTAGGCGGCGATCGCCGTCCGACGCGTTGGCCGGCCGAGGATAATGGAGACCAAAGCGATGCGGCTTTGGCTGCCGTCCTTGGTCCTTACGGCCTCACCGTCTGGTCGTTGCCGCTGAAAGCTCAACTGGTGGCTTACGCTGCGGACAAACGCTGGCAGATCGAGACAGGCGGCATCACGGTTGGCGGTGCGCGCCTCGACACAAGCCGCGAGAGCCAATCCATGATCACGGGCGCTTACGCCTTTTCGCAGGCCAATCCCGCAGCTTCAATCAGCTACAAGGCCGCCTCGGGCTGGGTGGTCATGGACGCCGCAACGTTGGCGGCGATCGCCACGGCGGTCGGCACCCATGTGCAGGCATGCTTTGCCACCGAGGCGGCGGTGGCGGCCGCCATCGAGGCGGGCACCATCAAGACCAAAGCCCAGGTGGATGCGGCCAACTGGCCGTAGCAGCGCAGACGCCCGGAGCCATGCTCCGGGAAGGCGGGCCTCTGTCGCCAAACTTCGACCCGCCCGACGACACCTAGAGATAACGTCACGCCTGCGGCCCTTTCGGGCGGTCAGACCGTGACTGATTCTCAAAGGCCCTGAA